GTTAACCGAGGTGCTACTCAATGAGTATCCAACGTAATCCTTACAACGATGTGGACCGGAATCAGAAAGGTTCACCCTTTACTGCCGGTTCATCATGGTATAAGTCTTATGGCTGGTATCTCACTGAGAGGAAAACCGCATATATCGATACCGAGTATGATATTAAGATGAAGTATAATCTCCCTAAGGAGTTTATGCCCTATCAATATTCATATGAACGTCGCTCTCAAAAGAAAGCTGACGGCATCGGTATGGAATCATACGGTTGGGGGTTCTGCCAATATTCTCCTGGCAGTGCCGCTTCCGCTAACCTACAGCTGCTGAACAAGGTCGCTAGAAATGATTTTAATCTAGCAGTCTCATTAGCAGAAATGGGTGAAACGGTAAAACTTATTGCATCAACAGCAAAACGCATTGCGGGGTCATATTCAAACCTCCGCAAAGGTAATATCAGTGGCGCTTTTCGTGCCCTGGGATTACGTGATAATATGAAGCTCGAAGGAGCTAAATATAAAACCGTTTTAGATCATAAGAGATCTCTCTATGATCGTCGTCGTGGTACTAGCGTCAATAAAGCTGCTAGCTCACAATGGCTGGAAATGCAATATGGGTGGACTCCATTATTAATGGATGCGTATAATGCAGCAGAATACGCTGCAGCGCTTAACACTAATACCCTATTCGATGTAGCCTTTTCGGCTTACGACTTTGGGTATGTCCGGCCTAGCAACGGATATGAGGATCAAGTAACTATTGATAGTTACACGGCCTTAGTCCGGCGCGAGGCTAGATATCGTGTTACCAACCCTACCCTCCGGCTTGCAAGTACACTGGGTCTAACTAACCCATTGCTCGTCGGTTGGGAGTTGGTGCCGTTCTCCTTTGTCGTTGACTGGTTTGTTCCGGTCGGCGACTACCTCTCAGCAAGTTTTGCTGATGTAGGCTTGGAGTATGTAGATGGAGGATTTACATCCTTCACCCGCTATTCGGCAGATCGCTACGTCCCCAGTCCTCATGCTACACTGGACTGGTCAGCTAACGGTCACATCGACTTTGTTTCTATGACTAGAAGTAGGGCCGGTGCACCAACTGCTAGTTTCCCTCCTCTTAGTCTCTTCGAGGCTATGAATGGGAAACGTTTCGCTGATTCGTTAGCTTTGCTACGGGTCGTTTTTTGGCCGATAAGGTCATTTCACTTTATTTATAGGATTATACCTATGGAAACTTCCAATATCGTACTACCTGATAGTAGTGCAGCCGATGTAACCTTTAAACCACTTCAAAAGAATGGTTTACTGTTGACGTATTCTAATTTGTCAGTTTCTGAGCTTTCATTACGTCAGAAACTAACTCTTGGTTTACGTCCTTCGCGTGGAAATACTGTTGCGAAGACCTCAATGAAAATTGAAGTCCCGTACGGAACCACTCTTGCTGATGGTACCACTGTGTATCAAAGTGTGCAATTACACATTGATGCTACAGTGCCACCTAATGCGCCAACGACAAGCATCTCTGATGCTCTTGCGTTTGCGAGTGGATATTTACAAAATGACCAAGTAGTCGACACTGTCGAGAACGAGGCATTTCCGTACTAGCATTAGTATCTCTTAAGGAGCTCTTATGGCTAAGCCTAAGAAAATGAAAAGTTACTTTTCACGGACTGGTTTCGTAATGTCTACGTGGACCAGTGTAAGCCAGGTGTCTGATCAGATTGAAAATATCTGTCTGACCATGTGTGAAGATATTAATTCTGTCTTCTCACAAAGAGTATGGTATTCTATACTCTATGATCAACCTCGTTTACTTGACCTTTCGCTAGACCCTAACGACTATAAATGTCATTGGGCCTACCTTAAGGACAACCTTCTCCTCTGTGCGGTTAAGAAATACCCGCACTGGCGAGTTAACATCGATCCAAAACTTGAAGCAATGAAGACATTCATCGAGTGTGAGGCTAAATGTAGAGATACAAATAGCCGTTTCCGCTCCCGGTCCATTACGGATTCGGGCGCTGTAACGCAGATCCTTCTTTCTGCGAAGCGTAAAATAGCGAACATACTTGGTGAATGCCCGAGCGTTAATAAGCTCGACTTTGCTTTCGGTCCAGGGGCTGCTTTTTCGATTAAAAGAAATACGTTAGCATATGATAAGCTAACAAGCAGGTTAGATGTAACCGTTGAGTCTCGTAAGCAGGCAGTTGAACTGCTGCGCTCTACTCCTGGCTGGCTTCGTCTTCACGACGTTAGCACGGATGATGAAAGGATTGAAAATTTCCTATACACCATTCGCGGAGACAGACTCAGCTTTGTACCAAAAACAGCTAAAACGATGAGGCCGATTGCAATTGGCCCCCTTGTTAACGTGGTCCTCCAAAAGGGTTACGGTAGCTGGATAAGAAGAAGACTGCGTCGTTTCGGTTATAACCTTAACAGGTTACCGGAGCGACATAAAGTGTTAGCGAAAGAAGCCAGTTTAACCGGCTCCTTAGCTACCATTGACCTTTCATCTGCAAGTGACACCATTTCGACGTTAGTAGTTCAAGAACTATTACCGTTTGATTGGTTTGTTGCTTTAGATGAAATTCGTAGTAAAAACTTTGAAATAGATGGTACTTGGTACCCCTACGAAAAGTTCTCTGCGATGGGCAATGGTTTCACTTTTGAGCTTGAAAGCTTAATATTCTTAGCTCTAGCACAATCTACTTGTGACTACCTAGGTTTAGACGCTCGTCAGGCTTCAGCCTTCGGAGATGATATAATAGTCCCTACTCCTGCATCTGAGCTTCTATATGAAGTTTTAGATACATGTGGGTTCTCTGTAAATGAGTCAAAAAGTTTTACCTTTGGCCCTTTTAGAGAATCCTGTGGTGGAGATTATTTCGGTGGTTTGGATGTTCGCGGATTTTATTTTAAGGATCTGCTTACACCACGTAAATTAGTTGAATTTCATAACTATTTACAGAGGACTTACCTTCGATTCGATCTTAAAAGAACGTATCGTTTGGTTCGCCGTCGCCTTCGGCCATATCTATGGCTTGAGGGTCCGGATGATGGTACTGACGATCATATCGTCAATCCTACCATTCCTGATAACCATAAGTTTCGGTTTGTTCAGTGTCGCGCAAAAGAGCGAAAGCTCCCTCGCCGTTTTAATGCACGGCTTTGCTTGATGCTGTACAACCAAACTCAAAAGGACTCACGTCCTTACCGATGGGATTCTTACTTGGAAGAACTAAGTCAGGACGTTAAATATCCTGCCTTCGACCAGGTTCGGGTCTCCGTATCATCGAGGTACTCAGCAATTACTACTAGTTCTTAGTAGAACCGCGTCG